TAAAAGTTTGATGTTTTTTTGCTAATATTTCTAAAATCATAGCAGTTTCTACATTTACACTTGGTCTAATTTGTATTGTTGGTGTTTTTTCTTTCATCTTATTCCTTTACTAAATGTTCTTTGTTTTGTTTGTGTATTGCTATTTATTTGTTGGTAGAAAAAATATCTATCTTGATTTGCTAAATCGGTTGGGTCTATCCCTACTATGGCAAGTGCTGCTCTTGCATAAACTCTAACATCTATTGCCTCATTTCTTTTTTTAGATTGATTTAGCCATCTACCATTTACCTTTTTTTCTGCTGTTAATTGTTTGAAATAATTTTCATCATAAATATCTTTATTTGGAAAATGCATATATAAAGCACCAGGTGATGTTATTGTCAAAGCTGAATAAATATCATCTTTTGCTGTATTTACCCCTATGCTAAATAATGGAACTTTTCCTTTATTTTTGAGTGAAAATCTACCTGTTGTAATAGGAGCATTTATATCTTTGCTACCTTTTAAAGCAAAAAATTTTCTCAAATATCTTTTTTTACAAAAAGAATACATTGTATTTGTCTTATGTCCTCCTGTATCAAATCCAGCAGCATATATTCTCATAAGATTTCCACTTTCGTGTTTAAATGTTTTTTGTAAATATAAATCTAATGCTTTTTGAGTTTCAAGCAAATCAGGGTCTCCATGAATAATTTTATAATCAATACTCCAACTTTCATATCCTTCACCCCATCCAACTACTTCTATCTCAAATCTATCATCTTGTGTATCAATTCCAGCTGTTAAAATTCTCACTCCTCTTGGAACTTCTGCTGAATATTTTTCTTTTCTATCTAATAATTCTTGAATATCCACTTTTATTTTTGTAAATTGTTCTTCCCAAGGTCTTGCATCTCTTGTATTTAACCAAGTTTTCATAAGTTTTTCATTTCCTGCTTTTAAAGCTTTTTTTGCTTTTAGATATTCTCTAAAAATTTTATTCCAACTTAAAAAACCAATAGGAGAATAATAGCTTGGTATCCTATATCCTTTATAAGGATGTCCAGGATTTTGTGGTATCCATTTAGCACCATTTTTTTCATCCATCATCCAAGTTTTATGATGTTCTTCTATTAACGAACCACATTTTGGACAAGAATACACTACATCACCTTTTAACTCATAATTTTCTTCATCAAAATCATAAACAAAATTTTCTCTATCAAAAGTTATACGCTCTTTACAAAAAGGACATGGCATAAAATATTCTCTTTGGTCGCTATCTTCAAACTCTTTTTCAATATTGCTTATTCCTTTTAATGTAGGAGTTGAATTGATATAAATTTTTCTATTTGGAAAACTATCAGCTCTATTTTTAGCAAGAGCAATAGGACTTCCTTCGTTATTTACATCATCAGGATAACCATCCACATCATCTAAACATACAATTCTACAAGAAAGTGACCTAAAATTGGCAGTAGAATTTGAATAAGCATACACAAGACTACCACCAGGAAACTCCATCATAGAATTATCACCTAAATCGTTTTTAGTTTTTCCTGGTTTTATTTTCTTTGCTAACTTTTTTATTGCTCTTACAGATGGAACTAATTTCATTTGTCTATGTTTTTTCAATAAACTCTCAGTTGGAAGCATCAAAAGCATAGGAGAAGGATATAAATCCATATAAGTCATTAAAAAATTATTTGCTATCTCAGTCCCACCAATTTGAGTTCCTTTTATGACTTTTACTTCTGTGGTTGGGTCTTGTGGAGATAATACATCCATAATTTCTTTGCTAAATGGAAATCTGTTAGTTCTCCATTTACCAGGTTCAGCTGATGACTCCTTTGGTAAAAATCTAAAACTATCTGCCCATTCACTTATAGTTAAAAGTGGGTCAGGTTCTAAACCTTTTAAAAAAAACTTTTCATATATCCCCATTTTCAACCTTTAAAATTTCTAAACTATGTCTAAGTTCATTATTTAAAATCTCTTTTATTTTATTTCTATCAGTTTCAGCACTCAAAATAGCACTCACCCTATCTGGCACACTCAATACTGCATCTCTTACTCTTCTACCTACTTCAAAAGCTTCTCTTTGAACTTCCTCTTTTAAAATTAGTTCTGATTTCTCTTTTTTGTATTGAATCTCTTTTAATTTTGCAGTCAATATCTCACTTATTGTTTTTGCTTCGTTTAAATTCATAGTCCCAAGTAAATCAGAAAGTTCCTCACCAATCTCAACACCTTCTTTTTTTGCTTCTTCTAAAACTCTTTCTGCTTTTTCTTGTTCTTCTTTTAGTTTTTTTTCATACTCTTCTTTTTCTTCTTCACTTAAATCAGCAATAGTTCCATATTTAACTTCCATAGAAAACAAATCTGTATTTCGTCTTTTTTCATTTGCTTCTCTTTGTGCATCTCTACTTGGGTCTTTATGCTCTTCTAAAATTTTAATAGCTTCATCTTTTTTAATTTTTCCTTGATAAGTTGGAATTACCCCTTGTTTTACAAGTTTATTTATATAAGTGTGTGAGCGATTTACTAATTTTGCGAATTTTCTTTGACTTAAATACATTTTTTTTCTCCAAAATCTTTAAATTCAGATAAAGTCATTCCAAAGACTCTACGAAATAATTTATCTATACTATTTGGAGCATATCCAATATCTTTTGCTATTTTAAATCTATCAATATCATCTTTTTTTAAAGAATAAACATAACTTAAAAACTCTTTATCCCTTTCTTTGTAAGTATTAGTTCCTAAATATCTTAACATTGTAGAAAAATGCTCCAAAGTTATATTCATCTTTTTTGCTATATCTCTCGTGCTTGTAGTCAAAAATAAAAAAGGATTTTTATCCCTTAATCTTCCAAGTTTATATTCAAATTTTTGTATCGTATTTTGACTATATTTCATCACACATACTCCAAGCGATATTTTTGCTAATTGGAAAGTATTGTTTCATATCAAGAGATTTTTTTAACCTTTTATTTTCAATCAATAATTCTGATATTTTTTTATATCTATTACCATTTGTAAGTTTTAAATTCAAGTTTTCTTTTTTCAAATTTTCTATTTTCAATTCTAATCTATCAATTGTTTTTCTTAATTCATTAGTCTTCAAATCATTTTCTTTTTGAACTGCTGCTATTTTAGAAATACATTCATCAATTTTCATAAATCCGAAATATTTTAAAACTTTATTTATCATCTATCATCCTTTATTATGGTTTTTGTAAACATTTACACTTCATTAAGTGGTAACCAAGTTTCAACTCCCAAAACTACCTATTTCCCGGGGTCACAAGTCCCCGTATCACCCAACCTCCAAAAGGACCCACTATTTTTTCATATAAAAATTTAGATTCTTTTCAAATGTTTGAGCATAATGTGCTTCAAATTGTTTTTGACATAATTCAAGTATTTCTTTGTTAAACATTTGTGTTGGTGATAAAGAATATAAACTTTTTAAAGGTAATCTTTTCTTAGTCTTTCTCTCAAAAACTCTCATATTCCCGTTAATATCTCTTGCTATAAAAGCATTTTTTAGCTTTTTTCTATTACCTTTTTTAACCATAAAAGATACACCTTTTTTAGTTTGTTTAGCTGAAAAGTTATATAATCCAAGACTTCTACTTTTTATCTTCATTCGCCAAGAGCTACCACTCACATTTATACTCATTACTTTTTTTAATCTTGCTGATTTGATATTGTAAGTTTTTCTTACTTGTTTTACGGCTGTTGTTTTAAATCTTCTACCTTCATCCTTAATAGTTCTTTTCATTGCTTTTTGATAAATTGATGCATCAACTAAATCTTTAAATTTTTCTAATCCATCTAATTTTGCTTTTATTTCCATATTACCCCCTTATAAACTCTAAATCACCTTGATTAAATAACTCAGCTAATCTATCAGCAGTTAATACTCCTTCAAAACCATTATCACCTTCAAACACACTTATATCATCTTTATAAGTTCCTACAATCCATTCGCCATCTATTTTAATTTTCATTCTCTTAGGTAAATAAGAATAAAACACTTCGTTCTTCAAAAAGTTTTTAAGGTTATATCTTTTTTCAACACTTGGGTCTCTTAGATATAAAACAATAGCTCTTAATAATTCTTTTAGAGATACTTTATCTTTTATCTTCATATATTCTTCAAAGGCTTCATCTTTTTTACCAGCAAACTTTGTATTAGCTCTATAAATAAAAAACACTTCATCAAACTCTCTTTTGTCTTTTCTCAAATTTTGAGATGAAAGCTCTTTATTATCATCATATATATTAAATTCTTTGTCCGAACTAAGTTCGGTTTTAGGTCGAAACTCTTTTACAACTTCCTTATTTATGGTTTTATTTGTCCGATTATTGTCCGAATTATGTCCGGTTTTTTTTCGGACATTTTTATAGTGTGTTTGATTTTTAAGTATCCAATAATCGTGAAATCTATCTATTTCATCTCTAAAAACTTTTATCCAATCCATAGCTGTTGATTTTGGTATTTGCCACATCTCAGCATAAAACCTAATAGAATTCACCTCTTCCATTTGAACATCATGATGATACATCATAAAAGCCATAGCTTTTCTACGGCCTTTTATCCCTTGTCTTTTAAGCTCTTCTATATAATCAATAGGATAACTCGCATAATTCATTCTAATACTCATATTCATTCCTTTTTAAATTATAGGCATTGAAGTCATTTTAGTATCATTAGCACTTACTTCTTTTATAGTTATTTCATTATAGTTTTGAAATTTAGCAAGTGGTCCATTAAAGAAGCATTTAGCTACACCTGCTTGTCCATCTCTATTTTTAAGCACTATTAGTTCTGCTTCATTTATTGGTGTTTCTTTTTGTGATTCATTTCTTTTATAATAAGACTCCCTATGAAGCCCAATAACAATATCTGCATCTTCTTCTACTGCACCAGACTCCCTAATACCAGCAAGAGTAGGTTTTTTTGTAGCAGATTTTTCATTTTCTCTATTTAATTGAGACAGCAATACAACTACAATCCCATATTCTTTTGCTATTTTTTTAAGCTCTTTTGTAATCTCACTTATTTCATTTGCTATATTTTGACCAGGTTTTTTGATATATCTAAGGTGGTCAATTATCCAAAATTTTATGCTCTTATCTTTTCTAAGTAGTTTTAGAGCATTAGCTTTTAGTTTATGGATAGTAATATAACTTTCATCTTGCAAATATAGTTTTGATTGTTTATAAAAATCAACTGCTTGTTTGTAGGCATTAAAATCAATCAATTCACCTTTTTTTATACTACTCAAAGGGTTTTTTGAATAAGCAGCAATACATCTTTGCATTATTTTTTCACCTGGCATTTCTAAACTATCAAAAATAACACCATTTCCTAATTTTAGATTATGCTCTATTAAAGTAGTAGCAAAAGAAGTTTTACCCATACTTGGTCTTGCGGCAACTACTACTAAATCACCAGGGCTAAAACTAACTAATCCATCTAATGTATAGATACCACTTTTATATCCATCACTTCCTAATTCTTTTGAATTTTTCATTTGTTCTTCAAGTTTTTGTATATAAAAGTCAATATTTTTAAATTTTGTAACATTTAATGATGAAATTTCTTCTAAATCTTTTGTAGTTTTTGATATAATATCTTCAACATTTTCTTCAAATGTTAATTGTTTTAGTTTAGAACTGGTATGTAGAAGTTTTCTCTTTTGGTAGTGAGATAAAAGGACTTCTACATAACTTTCTACTGGCTCAATTGGAGATGTGCTAATAATCTCAAATAAAGCACTTTCATCAAGTTTATTTTTTTCTTTTAATATTTCAGCTATTAAAATATCATCTATAAAAGAATCTTCTTTATATAACTCTTGCATAATGCTAAACACTTCTTGATGAAAAGGAACATAAAAAACTTCTGGTGTTAATAGTTGTAAATCATCCATTTTATTATTATCAAATAAAACACTTGATAATAGTCCTCTTTCTATATTTACATTAAACATTTCCATCTTTTAATCCTTTTACTCTTTTTATCTCTTCATCACTCATCCAGTATTCTTTCCATCTAATTTTTTTATTTGTATTACTATT